CGCGCACGGACGCGAGCTTTTTCAGCCGCTGTCATCTGGTCCCAGCTAGCAAGCCGACTTTCATTATCTTTAAGGGGCGTCTTAGCCATTAGACAAAACGTCCTTTCGTCTTACCCTTGGTCGCGCAGCCATCGGCGCGCTTGGAGGCAGTGGAACCACCCTTGGCCATCTTGGTCAGTGGTTGACCTTTATGCTTGGCGCGCTCGTGTTTGTGCACGGCTTGAGCGGCACTAACCTTACCGCCCTTTTTCATTGCGGGGACTTGTTCAGCCATCATAATATCTTCTACCATTGGACGCCCTCTCATACCTGCCGCCGCGTTCCGCTTAGCATTAAAGTCAGCCCGTTTTTGAGCTTCTAGTTCTGCCATCACCATTGCGCGCCGGTCGTTTTTCTTCTGCGCTGACGCAGCCATACGTGGGAATACACCAGCCATAGGGCCGAGCACTTTGTTTGCTGCGCCTAATCCCTTACCGAATAGACCTTTACCAGTTATTGCACCTCCGAGCATCGAGAGGTCGCCTATCTTAATACCCATTATGCTGCTTCCTTCTGTGTGGGGGCGAGCATTGGATAGAGAACGTCGGTGCCGAAGCAGCCTTCGTATTCTTGTACGCCCATGTGGCCAAGTTGAATACTGGGGTCGATCCAAACTTCGAAACCAATCTCGCGGGCACGGTCGCAGAACAAGAAGTCCTCGCCCATGTAGCCCTCTTCGGTGAGTTTGAAATCAAAGAGGCAGGGGATCATGCGGTCTGAGCGCTGATCCTTGTAAACCCACTCGGGGTTAGCAGCAGCCATCTGCTCGAATACTTCGCGGCGAACCAGCATGAAAGCGGTCGCAACGCGTTTACCACGGACCAGACCCATACCGTTCATGGTAAGCTCATGGTTCTCGTCATAGTCAAGGTCAGCGATATAGACCTTGTTTTCGCTACGTGTGCGGGGGACACCTGCGACGATGCCCTTCTTCGGATCGCTACCCCAAGCCATAAGACGGAAGATATGTTCCGGCTCAAAGTTGATGTCGCTGTCGATGAAAAGCAAATAGTCGCAGGTGGATTCCAGCATGTCTTGGACAAGCAGGTTACGAGCGCGGGAGACGACAGAACAGCCGCAGATTGAACCAATCTGAACCGCAACGCCGTGTTGACCGGCCACTTGCGTGAACCGAGCCAATGAAATCGCCAGCTTCAAGGAGACCTTGAAGTCGTAGGCAGGTAGAGCAATGAAGATACTCTTACCGGCTAAATCGTAACCTTTTTGTGTTTGCATATATCACCCATAATAAACGGTGAGGCTGGTCTGGTTAGCGATCTGGGCGTAAATCCCATTTCGCGCCACGATACCTTCACCGGGAATTAACAACGTAACAACGTCGTTGCTAGCGTTGGTGTCGAAAGACATCAACCACCGGGTGTTCCAGCTACAAGCAGTACCGGGGGCCACCGTACCAGCGTTAAGGTCGTTCACAGTAAACGCGTTGGTGGTAGCCGTCTGAACGATATAATTACCGTTAGTGGCACCGTTAGCAGCAAATGTGAGACCCACACCCTGTCCGGGGAGCAAGCCATGGGCATTGCTGGCTACCGTGATTACGTTCCCTGAACGGCCATAAGTAGCCGATGTCTGTGCAACGGTGGAATCCCAGATATTTACCGTACCTGCTACGTTGGTGCCCGTGCCGATAACTCCCTTAAGGCGCGTACGCTCGGGGACCAGCAGACCTGACTGGTTAAGATGGGCGGATAAGACGTCTGTTTGCATGGCCATGTAGCCCTCCTATCGAGCTATTAGGCTGCGGTTGTGAGCGCAGTCCAAGTGGTCGAACCGTTTGTATTGATATACGCACGGTCGGCAGTGCCAGAACCATCGCTACGCAGATAGAGCGAACCCTTGGCAGCAGCAATGGTCGGAGCGCCCGAACCAACATACATACCCATGCCAGCAGCCGTGTTGGTTGCGATAAACGCAGAAGCACCGCCAGCGACGAGAGCCGAAGCGCTGTCAGCAGTGACGTTACCTGTAGCGGCCAAGCTAGTTACTTGGGTAGCTGCACCAAAAGTGGCGTCAACGGTTACAGCGCCGGTCGATTGGTTGATTGAGATGGTCTGAAAGCCGTTTTCCGAACGAACTGGACCATTGAAAGTTGTGTTAGCCATTAAAAATCTCCGTGTAGTAGCACTTGCACGTACCGTCTCTACTATGTCTGCTAGGGCAGTCGGTACGAATTAATCACCTAGATGTGTAGGTATAGCACCTAAAAGAAAAGAGGGGAAGCAGTTTCCCACTTCCCCTCCCCCTGTTTCCTTAGGCAGCGCCTTCGGAACCGTACATGCCGAGTGGATCGGACCAGCCGAAGCTATAACGCTCGCGAGCCTTGTAACGGACGTTGCCCGTATCAAAGTCACCGTCCATGCTGTTTTGCATAGGCGTACGAACGAAGTGCTTCAGGCCATTTGGCACGTCTGTGGTCAGGAACCATGCATCCGTGTCGGTCAAGAAGTGGTTAACAGTGTAACCCTCTGGGATCGAGCCATTCGACTTAATCGCGTTGATGTCGTTGTCAGCCGTCGAAACGCGAAGTTCGGTTTCGAGGAGGCGTGTTGCAACGAACATCAGGCTTGGCGGAACTACCAGCTTACGCGGTTTAGCCGCGATGAGCAGGCCACGTTCGTCCGTCCACGCAGCAATCTGAATGACAGCCGCTTCAAGCGACGTTTCGTTCAAATCAGCGGCTGTGGTTGGGACGTTCGAGTTGGTGCCACCAGAGACGAGCGGGTGAGCGTTCGAGAACAATGGTTGACCATCGCCACCGGCATAGTCGGAGTCGAAGCCATTGTTCAGGATTGCAGCAGCCTTAGTCTGCTTGGTGTACGCCATGGCACGTGCCAAAGCCTTTGTGTAACGCGACGACAAAGAGTCGTACAAGTTATCTTCAATCGCTTCTTCCGTGAGCGAGAACCCGAGGGCAATCGTTTCGTGGTTGTAGCGAGCAGTGAAGACTTCCTGCGCGTTGTCATAGGCGATAGCAGAACCTTCGTTCTTGACCGGAGCAGCCGAGAAACCGGACAGCTTCGTTTCTTCTTCGAACGAACGCTCAGAGCTTTCGGTTTCGAAAATCTCTTTGTGCTCTTCGCCGTAGCGTGCGTATTCCAGACCAAACAAAGCGTTCAGACCGGGCAATAGCTCCTTAAGGAGTTGTGCGCGTGAAATTGCCATTAGTCAGTCTCCTTACACGCCAGTTGGGTTGAGATACTGGTGCATCCCCTGATTCCACTTGACGATAACTTCGGTGTAAGAACCGGGGTTACCCGCCAAAGCAGTTTCAGGGACAACATCAATAACGCGAATCGGCCACGTGGAAGTGGTGTTTGTCGCGGCAGTGATGGCCACCTGTGAGTTGCCAGTGATGGTCGAGCCTGTGTTCTGGGCCAGAACAGCGTTGTTACCGACCGAAGTGCGGTTCACGTAGCTGATTGTGGTCGAGTTGAAGGCCGTCACAACGGCACACTTGAACAGAGCGTCCGGATCGTCTTGCACGTATGCAACAACGTCGGAGATGTTCGTGGTACCGGGGTAGTACTGACGGAAGGTTTTACCGAACACCGGATCGGTGTACGAGCAACCAAGGAACACGCCGACTGGCGTGGCGGCAGTTGTGCCGGTGTCCTTAGCAAGAGTACCCGTGTCGGCCAGCTTCACGACGTCACCATAATAGATGGCTGTCGAAGAGTTGGTCGCAATAGGAATCTGCCGCGTAGCACCTGCAAAAACCTGCCCACCGATCAAATTGATCGGGATCAGCCCGTAGGGGGCTGAAACAGAAGGATATGCCATGTTTCTAAGCTCCTAGCTTATTTGCCTTTACCAAATGACGTCGATGACTTCTTCTCGCGGAAGAGAGGCATACGAGCGTCGTTCTCTCTCATGAAGTTGTTATCTACAGATTCGATCTGAGCGCGGTTCTTGTCAGCGAAATAACGCTTACGCTGAACCATAAACTCAGTCGGGATTTTGCAGAGCAACAACCCGCCCATTTCAATGTTGTCCTTAAAGCGGCTATTAGGATCGGATAGAAAGCTGAGCTTGGGCTGCTCCTCAATCCGTACCGGTTCCCATCCCTCGCGGAACTTGGCTGAGACGTTTTTGGCGTCTGACTGCTCCATCATGGAAGTGCGAATCCACTTATATGAGTACCCGGGCTGGCGATCAGGCTCAGGAAGCCCTGCTGCTGGTGCCCACGACTCAGGTCGCTTCGCGCTTGTACGATCTTCGTGCTCACGTGCTATTCTAGTTTCTGCCATTTTAACGCTCCATCTTCATCAGTTCACGAGCATATTGCTCTGGGGTTAGACCTAATCGCTTAGCGATTGTAATCTGGGACTGTTTCAACACGATCTTTTTGGAGGATGTGCTACGAGAAGCTGGTGCGACTACATTGGCAGGCTTTGAGGCGCGTTGAGCCTTCGCAGTGCCTTCGGTCGCTTTGGACTCGTCCCCGAAATATTCCGGAAAACGACGACGCATCGTTGTGTCGATAGCGCCCCAATATTCGTCGGTGCCCACAAACTGCGGACCACGTTCTTTCTCAAGCTTCTGGTGAAGCCCAAGTGCCGATGCAGTCATCTCCGGATCAGTTCCCCACCACATATTGCGCTCTTGCCACGCCATAGTTTTGGGGTCCGGTTGCTGAACTTGCACCTGCGGTTGGGTAAGTTGTACCTCTTCTTGTACATCTTGTAAAGCGGGACGATAACCTGCAAGCTGTTGCAGCTTATATTGCGCCTCGTTGAGCTTCTGCTGTGCGTCCAAGACGCGATCAGTATCACCGGCTTCGTAAGCATCCTTGTACTCACGTTTGGCCTGTGCAAGCTCATATTCGGCGCTCTGCTTGAAGCTACCGACCAATGTCTGCTCACCCTCGGAAAGGGTGGCCTTCAGCTTGCGGTTCTCTTCGAGAAGCCGTTGCGCAGCGCTTAAAGCTTCGTTTTGCTCGCGCATAACACGTTCTTTTTCGCGGCGCTCGTCGTGCCAGACCTTCTTCATCTGCTTAAGGCGGATTTTGACTTTCTCAGAATACTCTTCGAGTTCGTCGGCCTCAAGCTCGTCAACGACTTCCTTCGGCATTGGCTCACGGCCACGGTCTGCCTCAGGGGTATCGTCTTCAACCTCGATGTCAGGGCTATTATCTTCGGAAACAGGGGTTTCGTCTTCGACTTCCCACTGGAAGTCGTCATCATTTGGCTCATCTGCCATATTACTTCTCCTTTGTACGGTTACCCGTTTTTACCCGCGAGAAATCCCGCGAGGGTCTTCCACAACGCCTTCAACCGCATCATCGTTAATAATACGGAATTGACGACCATGAATTACGATACGTGTGCCCGCGTGCGGACGCACAAGAATGAAATCACCTTCCTTGCACCAAGGACCGGTCGGGAAACGCTTCTCGTCAGCGTAGCAGTCTGGGCCGAGCTTTGCGGCATAGAGCACTGTGGCGAGCAGTTCCTCGTGGTGGAGGGTAATATCTGCCTTGATGATACCACCTTCGGTAGTCTTCTCGATATCAGGGATTGCACACAGGATGCGGTACCCAGAAGGCTCAGGAAGTTGCTTAGCCCGGTCTTCAAAGGCAAGCTCAGGGGCAGCACCCACTTTAGGGATGGGACGGCCAGCGAGGTCAACGAGATCAGTCATCGTCGTTCTCCAACCGCTGTGCAGTGTCCGCAAGGACGCTGGTCGCCATCATCAAGCCACGGATGATCCCGCAGGCATATTTATAATCGCCATGATCCTTGGCACCGCCACGAGCGAGGTCGTCGCTCATGACCGTGATCTCTTCTTGGATTTTATCGGCGATGTGTTTTAGGACATCATTCCTCATTCAATTTCCTCTGGTTGCTGGGTTGGAGAAACAGGGGTTTCGGTTTTTGCAGCTTGGAACTGTTCGCGGGCAACTTCTATGCCCATACGAAGTCCTTCCATCTGCTCCTTGGCGGATAGGTTGGCCTGATCCGTTGCAATCTTAGCCCCCACTTGGAGGCCAGCGATTTCTTCTTGTGACTCGATGCGCATCTGCTCAAGTTCGAGACGGTCGTTCTTCTCAGCGGCGTCGATTTGCATCTTCTGCTTCTTGAGTTCGAGTTCGCCCTTCTTGATCTCAAGCTCAGCCATCTGCATTTGCACGATGGGGTCTTGAGCCATCTGCTGGTTCTGCTGCTGTTGGGCTTCAGACTGGTTCTTCTGGAGCAACTGGCTCGACGCGGCTGCGGCCAGACGCGAGATAGCAAGCTCTGTGTTCTCATCCATCTCAGCATTTGGCGGAGGCAGCGGCACACCGGCCTGCTCCTCGACCTGACGACGATACTCGAAGGCCAAGTGTTCGGCTATATGTGCCTGCATAGCGGCCTGCATGGCCTGCGCGTTGGGGTTCTGACCCATAAGCTGCGCGACCTTGGGGTCTTGCATCGCGTTCATGTGGACCTGAATATGTGCTTCATGGTCTTGGTAGATAAACGCCTTGACCGGCTTGCCGTTGATGACGTCCATGTTCTCGGACACAGGGTCACGCGGCTTCATCTCGTCGCCATCCTTGAGTGGCACGAGCTTCTGGGCGTTCTGGATGCCGAGCACTTCCAACATCTGACGGTGCAGATATGGCAGGTCATAAAGCTGCGGCGCGCCTTGCGCCAACTGAAGCACTGCTTGGTATTGCACGATCTTCTGCGCCATTGTCGCAGCGTTGGGGTCGCTGACAGGGATGACCGTGACCATGTCATAGTCGCTCTGCTTCGCTTTGCGGTCACCTTCGACTGGGTCGTAGGAGTAAGTGTCGGGTGTGTAGTCCCGAATGATACCCTTGAGGAGCCGGAACTCCTGTTTCATCGAATAGTGGATGCGCGCTTGAATAGCCGACATGGACTTGAGCGTGCGCTCAAGAATCGCCAGCGTCGTACCGACAGGTGCCTGACCGGACATATCGCTGATCTTCATATCAGCAGCGCCAGCGAATCGACGGCCTTCTTCGACGATGGTGCCGAGGAGTGAATAAAGGACCTGTGACGGCTCCTTATACGGCAACGGCATGATGTTATCACGCATTGTGCCCGAAGCGACGTCCACATCGCGCCATTCAGCAGGCGCAATCGGCGTATCGTCACCCTTGACCCTCAGACCTTTAGTTTTGAAGCCACCCGGGAGATTAGATAGAGTACCAGCATCAACAAGCTGCCGAATAAGACTGGTACCAGACTTAGCAAAAGCACCGACAAGGTGAATAAGACCAAAAGCATAGAAGCCGAAGCCCGGAACATACGGATAATGTACGAAGTGCTGGCGCTTGTTCTTGAGTTTGTCATCGGGGTCCCAGTTACGACGGATGGAGAGGATTGTCTCGGTCGCCTTGTCCATGGTCACGACGTAAGGAACGGCGATTTCAGCTTCTGCCTCGTCTTTTGCAAACCTATCGTCTGGCAGCACCAGTTCTACGTGCATTTCGAGGAGTTTGTAGCGGTCATCAGAAGTGGCTCGGAAGCCCATCTTCTCAGCGATGGCCTTCTCGATGTCGTCGAGCGTATCAACAGGCTCAGGCATGTCGATATCACGGTAGAACCCGTTCGCTTGGAGCTTTTTAAGCTCGTTCGGGGTCTTCCGCATCACATGGGTGACGCGTCCAGCGACTTCCAAACTGGACGCGCCGTAGGGGACGACGACATCCTCTGCCGGAATGTACATCGAAGCTTGACGACCGAGTGATGGATCGAAATACACCTTCTTGAACGCATTACCTGCGAGGCCCAACCCCCACAACATGCGCTCATGCTCAGGCCGATACTCGACCATCACATCGGTCAACTGATAATTCATGTCATCTTGGACGCGAATAGCGGCATCGCGCTTCTCAGGCGTCTCTTTACCAACGATCTCCGTACGCACTGGCCCTTGGGCCGGGAACGTCTCCATCATGGTCTCAGCTTGGAACTTTACGAGGGCTTCAGACAGCAGCGGGTGGTATACACCGCACGCACCGGGCCAAGGCTCGGTCCGGTCCTCGACCTTCATCCCCAATAGCTCAAGCCCATCTACGTAGGTCTGTATCCAGTCCTTGCGGCTGGAGAGGTCTTCCTCAAATTCACCGAGCAGGTCACCGGCAAGCTCCGTAAGCTGGCCCTCGTCCATATCTTCGGCCAAGTTCTCGTTGAACTCGTCCTCTTCCGCCTCATCAGGGTCGATTTCAAGCTCCATATCGCCAGCACGGATGGTTACTTCCTCTGGGTCTTCAATCTCAATCTCAATATCAGGCTCTTGGCCCATCATATCTTCAGGTGAGAGACCAAGCGGCGCTTGGTTGAGGGCTTTGTCGATGTCCATTAATAATACCCCTGATTACGGTTTGACCTGAAATACTGGATTTCGTCCGGTTCGTCTAGGTTAGTTGTAATATACCCGCCCCTACGGAAGCGGTGCATCGCCATAGACACCGTATCGACATAGTCATCATGACTACCGGCAGGAAATTCTGCTACTTCATCGATCACTTCTTCGGCCCACCGAGTGGCAGGTGCCCACACCCGTCCAGAGGCAAACAAGTCGCTCACAGCGTTCAAACGGGAGATTTTGTCGTTCCCCCGTGTAGGTGTAAACTCTTGTACCGGTATCCCCATGGCTCGCATCTCGTAGATCAAAGGTGCACCGGAAGCCTTTTTCTCGATTATCACACTGTCGGGGTCCCACTCTTTATACTCCTCGACTGCCACTTGCTTAAGTTGTGGGAACTCCATGCGATCTCGGAAGGCATTTAGCAGGATAATGTTGGCCTGCGCGATACCTGCGTCGTCAGGGTGATAAAATACACCCCACGTTGTACACGCTGAATAGTCGGCACGCTGCGTTTTCTCGAAGGCCGTATCCCATGCCATGAGGATAAAGTCGCAACTCGGCGGCTCATCGTTCGGCCACTCCTGCCACCACTCTCTTTTGACGATAGCGGCGCTTTCCGAGACCGGATTCTGCTGGTACTGCGCCATCCACTTACTGTTAGGAACGTCGCGCTTAACTTTCTCAAGCTCGCTTAATTCCCAGAACTCAGGCCACAGCGGCTTCTCAGATGGAAGAATTGCTGGAAATTCAATGACTTCCCACTCACCGAGGCTGTCGTTGGCCGCTGCGTCCTTGAGTATCTGCCCGGTCAGGTCTCTTTTAGACCAGCGCGTCATAACCACGACGATAGACCCACCCGGCTGGAGACGCTGACGCGGACCTGAGGTGTACCATTCGTAGGTCTTGTCGTAGATGTCAGGGTTAACTTCGGCGATAGCCGCTTCCTGCTCGGAGTGCGGATCGTCGATGATGAGCACGTCAGCGCCCTTACCGGTCACAGCACCGCCAATACCGATAGCAAAGTAATCCCCGCCTTTGCTTGTATTCCATCGGCCAGCCGCCTTGGAGTCCGAGGCCAGCGAAAGGTCGGGGAAAATCTTATGGTAGGTCTCTGTATCTACAAGGTTACGAACTTTACGTCCAAAGCCTACAGCGAGTTCTGCCGTGTGCGAGCATTGGATAATCTTCTTATGGGGGTATTTCCCGAGGAACCATGCAGGGAGCAGGTAAGAGGCGAACTCCGACTTAGTGTGTCGCGGTGGCATATTAATAATGAGGCGTTTGCACTCACCACGAGCAACGCGTTCGAAGGCGTCTGCCATTTTTGCATGATGTCTCCCCCCAATAAACGTAGGCCAGACCTCTTTAACGAACCCAAGGAACTTATCTTGGGCGGTCTTTGTCGTTTTAAGCTCGTCGAGCTTTTCTAACTCAGCCAATAGCCGTTCTTGCTCACGCGGAGGCAGCAGATGCAGGATTTTTGGAATATCATCGAGCGATATCTCGTCCATGAGCTTCTTATTGGGCCGACCGCGCTGTGCCATTAGGCGTTATCGTCCTCTTCCTGTACAAATTCCTGTACATCTTCGTCATCATCTTCGTCATCCACACGGGAAACATAGCGACCAAGCTCTTCGTCCAAGTCTTCGCTCACCGTCGGCATGTCGATAACCTTGGCGTTCAGCAATCGCTTGACCCGCTCCTTGATCGCGGTCTCCAAAGCATCAGGTGAGCTATAATTGATGGTGATTTCGCTGCGCTCGGTGAAGAGCGAGATGTCTGAGTGCTTGCCCAACAGTTCTAAGGCTCTCAGTTCGAACTTCGTATCGCCACAGTTGGCGATCTCCAGCAACTTGTTGGTCAGTGCTGCGCGCACCTCGGTGATGTCATGTGCTAAATTATGTCCATATTCGCGGACGAACGATGATGCTGCCAATGCCACAGGTAAACTCTTCAATGCTTCGCGGTTTTTGCCCTTGAGCGCCGACTTAATCAGCGCCTTCTCCTTGTCGATGGTCTTCTCATCGACCTCTAGGGGTGCGCCAAGGCTTTCAATAAGCTCTGCGGTGTTCGCAGCAATCACCACCTCGTCCATATAGGTGGGAAGTACCTCTTCATCGAGGCTGAATGGAACCGGATGTTTATCCGTAGGTTCGATCTTAACAACAGGCATGTGGCGCAGCGTCCGGTTTGAGGGAGCAGACGCGCCTTATACGTACGGCCATGGGGAGATGTAAAGGGGAAAAGGGGTGAGCCTTGCAAGCAAGCCACGAAGATCGTCCCGAAGCTACTCACCCACTTCCCAAAAGGACCGCAATGTCGAATCACGATACAAAATAATACCCCCGGGGGCCAAATGCGTCAAGGTACCATAGACGGGGGGTGTTTCCTAAGCGCCGAATTGACGGTGTCTGGCTAGAAAAATGACCCCCCACCCCCCTTGGATTTTGGTGATGTTGTGAGATTTTGAGCATATTATTATGTATATACGCGAGGGGGACTCCGATGCTGAGCGCGGGGGGTTGGGGGGCGGTAGGGTGAACAAAGGGCGAACAAAGCACCCCTGCCACCCCTGCTTTGATTGACTATATAGGGATTAGTTTGCACCTTGCCTAAGCGATGCAATACCTCGGAGACCCGCAGAAATCCTTGGGGGTTGACAATGTCTAATTGATTCGCCTATAACTGATTGGGCAAGGCGGGATTGCTTTGCTACATTTGGAGAAAATGACATGAGCAAGATTGACATATATCAAGACGTTACCGACAAGATTATCAATGCATTAGAGACTGGCACGGCCCCTTGGCTTCGCCCTTGGAAAAGCGGTATCGGCACTGCTAACGTGCCGCACAATGCAGTAACGGGCCGCGCCTATAACGGGATTAATTGGATTGTTCTTTCTTGTGCCGCCTATGCTAGCACTGGTTGGCTAACCTATAAACAAGCCCAAGACTTGGGCGGCAATGTCCGCAAGGGTGAGAAGGGGACGCACATTGTGTTTTGGTCATTCCCTAAGGTTCGGGATGATGAAACGGGCAAGGATAAGGTTATCCCGTTTGCAAAGCCCTATACCGTCTTTAATCTTGACCAATGCGAAGGGATTGATGCCGCCAAGCTTAAGACGTTCACCCCTGCCATTACGGGCGAAACGCCTATTAATGATATCGCGGCACGGCATAACGTCCGTCTTAATCATGGCGGGGACAAGGCTTTCTTTTCGCCAATGTCTGACAGCATTGGGATGCCAAGCGCTGATGCTTTCACAACCCCTGCCCATTATGCCAGCACCTTGGCACATGAGCTTGTGCATTGGACGGGACACGAATCGCGCCTAGCTCGCACGTTCGGCAAGCGCTTTGGCGACGATGCCTATGCTTTTGAGGAACTAGTTGCGGAGATTGGTTCGGCTTTCGTTTGCGCCACAACGGGCATTGCCTTGGACGGATTGCAACACGCTGATTATGTCGGTTCGTGGCTTAAGGTTCTCAAAGCAGACAAGCGGGCAATCTTTACCGCTTCAAGCCAAGCCAAGAAAGCGGCAGAGTTTTTGACTGCCCAAGAGGCAGAGGAAGAAATGGCGATTGCCGCCTAACCTAACAGGGGCGGCACTGCCGCCCCTTCTTTATAAGGATATATATATTTATGACCATTACCGCAAAGCAGGCCAAGACTTTAGCCGTTTCATATGCCGCCTATGTTTCGGCTGACCCATACGACTACCTTACAATCTCTTTCTTTGGGACTAGGTTATTAGAAGTCTTAGAACAAACGGGCGTCCACCTGCACGACCCCGAATTGATTAAGCAGCGCGTTGCACACGCTGACCGCCAATTAGACCACCAAGAATTAACCGCCTAACCAAATAGGGGCGGCACTGCCGCCCCTTCTTTATAAGGATTGATTATGCCCAACCTAATTAAATGCAAGCGCGTCACTGGCGCGAACGGCGCGACCGGATTGTGCCGCCTTGATATAGAAGAAATTGAACCCAAGGTTTACCGTTTCAATGAAGCGGCAGGCGGCATGGAATGGACGCCACCAGATACGTTCAGCGTTAGGGGCTGGAATGGACGCACCTACTGGTCACTGTTCGACCCGTCACGGTTCCATATAGTGAAAGGGCGATAACCAAACAGGGCGAGGCTTCGGCCTCGCTCACCCCTAAACTTACTATCATCTTATAGGCTTCAGACGCTGGGCGTCTGGGGCGTTTTGCCGTGCCTAATAATCACGCGAGTGATTATCACATATGGGTTTTTGCGTCAACGTAATAATTTCGGTGCTTTGTAATAAAGGTTGTAATGTTTTTCGGGTGCTTTGTAATGTTTTTTTTGGCAGTTTTCTGCGCTTTGTAATATTGTAATGTTTTTTTTTGGGTTATATATTTTCTAGACAGTCACAACGAGGCCCCTCGCTGATGCCAGCCTTCCGTAATAAAATCCAAACCCCTTCTATATATAATATTTTAAAAAAGATTACATTATTACATTACCCCATTTTATCACATTCAACCCCGCAGAAATCCGGCGTTTTGGTTTTGTAATATCTTTTGTAATAAACCGCTCAAAAAAACCTTACATTATAACATTGCCGCACCCTCAAAATCCTACAAAGCACAATAAAATGCACCAAGCCGAAAAAAAGTTTCGGGTAGGGGTTGACAATGTAAAGCGAAGGGTTCAGAGGGGTGAGGCCAAGCGGGACAGCATGGCAAACATTTGGAGAAATGACATGGTTACATTTATCGGTAAATCTTCCCCATGGGGCAAAGTGCAAGACGAAGAAGTCATTGCAGAAGGCATCATCTATGTATCGACCGCCTCACATGGTGGCATCTGGGTGGCGCGTGAATTGATGCACCGTATTCAGAAAGAGATGCAGGACTACGCAGAATATTGGTCTGGTTCGTCGCAATGGTTCGAGGAGGATTGCGCGGCGCAGTGCGTAGTGGTGAGCTTCCCCGAATATTTCCCTGCCGAGCAGGTGGCATCGGCATGGGGCGTTGTGAAGCGTTACGTCACGAAGGAGGCAGCGTGATGGCTATGAAATATTTAGCGACACCGCTTAAGGCTACAGGCTGGGAAAATACCTTAGTGAACGACAGCGAGGGCAATACAATCTTACTGATGCCGAATGGACATAAGGGATTGGAGGCCACCCAAGAGGCTACGGCGCTATTTGCCGCCGCACCGGATATGCTGGCGGCTTTGGAATGGTGGCAAGCGCAGATGCGCGATGACTGTTGCGACGATATAGGCAAGCTGTTGGATGAAATGAGCGCCAAGGCCCATGCAGCAATAGCCAAAGCGAAGGGAGAGGCATGATGCGTTATTATATAATCCAAGACACCGCGCAGGGGATTCGTCCCCTGCCATACACCGAGCGCGGCTTTGATACACGCCACAAGGCGAGGCATTATCTGGACAAGACGGGCGAGAGCTATTGCCGGATTGTTGGCAAACCAAACTGAGGAGCAAACTAATGCGTAAATATCCAAACTATATAACTTTCGCATGGGAACGCAGCGATGGCGACATGGAAATCGTCGGGACGTTGAACGGCGAGACAATCGACGACGACATGGTATGGAATTAC